ACCGCATGATTTGCACGGTCGAATACGACGTCACACCGCCGAAGGATCGCAACTCCGAAGCGACGTCACTCGTCACGACCGCGGCGGCGATCACTGGGTTGGACGAGGCGCTCCGTCCCTCGGGCCTCGCACTCAACACATCGCTGATCTGTGATCGCTTCGCAGTCCCGGTCATCCACCCCGAGCCGAGCGACGTCGAGGATAAGACCGCCGAGGGCGGCGCGATCGTCGCGGGTCAACAACCGCCGCAACTTACGCTCATTCAAGGCGGCAAGACCGACGAGACGATCCAACCGGTCGACGCGCAGCCAGGCAACGACGCGGCGCAAGACACTGCACTGAACGGCGCTCAAGTCGCGTCGCTTCTCGAGATTGTGCGCGCAGTCGCGGGCGGCGAGATCCCGCGTGATAGCGGCGTCGCGATCATCAAACGCTCGTTCAACGTAACCGACGCCGACGCGGAAAAACTCATGGGCACGACCGGTCAGGGTTTCAAACCGACCGAGCCAACGACGCCCGCGCCCGCGCCCGCGCCCGCACCATCTAAACCCGACGAGGTCGCAGCGTGAGCAAGCGGCATGCAACCACGGCCCGCCGCTATGAGCGGCGCGGCTATCTGGCCATCGAGCCGCAAGCGCTCCTCGATCTGTTTTTCGTTGGGCCCGACTGTCCCGAGAACGAGGAGCTACCGCAAGCGACTGTCGTGCGCGTGCGCGGCCCGCTCGACCAACACGATGAGGGTTGGTTTGACTCGTATGAAGCGATCACCGCGCGCGTTGCCGCGGCGTGTGAGTCGAGCGCGCCCGCGATCGTGTTGCTGATGGATTCGCCAGGCGGTGAGGCGTCGGGCGTATTCGAGTGCGCGCGCAACCTCCGCGCGATGGCGGACATGCGCGGTAAGCGTTTGATCGCCTATGTCGAGGGCCACGCTTGCAGCGCTTGCTATGCGCTCGCATGCGGCGCGCACGAGATCATTATCGGCGACACGTCGCTGGTCGGGTCGATCGGGATCTTATCGACGCGCGACGACATCAGCGCGGCGAACATGGCGCGCGGGATCAACGTCGCGTTTATCGCGTCGGGCGCGCGCAAGGCCGATGGTCATCCCGAGCAACCGCTGAGTGAGGCTGAGGTCGCGGCGGCTCAAAAGACTGTCGACTCACTCGCCTTAGTGTTTTTCGAGTTGGTCGCTGAGATGCGCGGGATGTCAGTCGATGACGTCGCGGGTCTACAGGCTGGAGTTCTGCATGGTCAGTCCGCGATCGACGCGCGACTCGCTGACTCGATGCAGTCGTATTCGCAAACGCTCGCAACGCTTGCGAGCACGAATGGAGGATCGGCTATGGGAGCGTTGCAAGCAAAGGCGGGATCGTCTGCCTATCAGAAAGCGCGCGAGGCGCTAACGGAAGCGGCGGAGGGCGATGACGCCAACGCGCAAGCGGCGCGCGCTGCACTCGCGTTGCTGAGTGAGTCCGATGGCGGCGGCGATGACGACGACGCCGACAAGGACAAGGACAAGGACAAAGACTCTGCCGAGGGCGACGATAAGAAGCCCGATGCTGAGGGTGATGAAAAGAAGCCCGATGCTGAGGGCGATGAAAAAAAGCCTGACGCGTCCTCGGCTCTCCGCGCTGCGCTCAAGGCGCAAACGGAGGTCGCGAAACTCCGCGCTGAACTAGCAGCGGAACGCGAGCGCGCGGAGCGTGACGAGCTGATCGCGTCGCACGCGGGTCTCGATCCCGCGATGGTCGCGCTCCTCAAGAAATCCCCGCTCGCACTCGTCAAGGAAACCCTGGCCGAGTTGGGCGACGTCGTGCCCGCTGCGAAGTCGAAAGCGCCGACGCCATCCGCTGCGCGCGCCGCCGCCGCACCGGGAACGAAACCAACGCAAGGCGCGCCCGCTGATGTGCACGGCGTCATGTTGCCGACCGCTGAGTCGGACGCCTTGAAACTCCGCATGGGCCTGACCTCGACCGAGCGTCAGATCGTCAACACACCCGACAAGCTCCGCCTAGGTCAGGTCGTGCCGCTAACGGCTGCATCCGCGGCGAGCGCACCGGTCAAGGGCGTCGACATCGCGCAAATGCCGACCGAGCCAAAGTTCGCATCTAAGTAACCCCTAACACCTCACCTAACACAAGGAACCTATAGCTATGGAGCGCATGGTTATCGAGGCACATTGGGGTTACAAACCCTTTGTCCTCAAGTCGGGCGACCTCGCTGAGAAGGGCAAGATGGCATGTCTTGACCTTGCAAACCTCGGCAAGGTCGTCAAGGCGCGCACTGCAACGGGTCTTTACCCGATCGGTGTGTTCAACGAAACGCTAACAGGTGACGGGGTCAAAGAGATCTCAGTCAAACTGTTTCGCGAGATACAGATGATTTGGTGGAAGAACGATGCGACGACCGCGGTAGCCGCGGGCGACGTGTTGTCTTACTGCTACATCAAGGACGATGAAACGGTGAGCGGCGACGACACTGGTCGCAGTCCCGCGGGCATCGTCATGGGTTTGGACACCAATAAGGGCGTCCTCGTTTATTCGGCACTTCCATCGCTCCTCGCGGCGAGCTGATAGGCGGAGGGCTAGACCATGCCAGCGGTTACACCTGCATTCATGTTTGACCTTGAGTCGAACATGCGAGTTATCACGAGCACTGACTATCAGCGCTTGAGCGATCAACTTTGGTGGCAACAAGTCTGCAAGACGGCCACCTCGCAGTCTAAGTCGGAGCGACTGATCTGGTTGCTCGACACTGCGCGCATCCAAAAGACTGGTCGCGGCGGCGGTAACCTTGAGTTTGAGGACATCGTTTCTCAGACTTGGGAATACCAACACGATCACGCGTCGGCAGGCCTCAAGATCACCAAAGATCAGTTTGAGGACATCGACGGTCGCGGCATCGATTACGCCGCGCACTGGTCGCGACAGATGGGCGCATACAGCGCCTATTGGCCTCAGAAAATGCTCGCGGCGGCGATCAAGGCCAATCCGATCGGTTACGACGGGTTGACCTATTTCAACACCGCGCACCCGCTCAATCCCTACAACACAGGCGCGGGCACTTACGCCAACGTGTTTACCGGGTCGGCGTCGGGCGCGTATCCCGGTGCGCTCAAGATCGATGAGTCGGTCGCGATTGACGCTGCGATGCTCGCGCTGCAAAAGATCATCGCGTATGCCGCGACGATCAAGATGGCCAACGGCGAGGATCCTCGTATGCTGGTGTTGGATAAGCTCCTTATCCCGCCCGCGCTTGTGTCCCGTGCGTACCAGCTGACTAACGCCAAGTTCATCGCGCAAGCGGCTGGAAGCGGTGCGGCCTCGGCGGATATCGAAGCTGTGATCCGCGCGTTCGGCCTCGGTCAACCGGTCGTGTGCCCGGAACTCGGCGCGGCGTTCGGCGGATCTGACACTGACTTCTATGTCTGCATGCGTGAGATCACCAGCGCCGATCTTGGCGCCTGGCTCTACACGGTGCGCGAGCCATTCACGATCCAATACTACGGCCCTCAGACTGACGCACAGTTGGGTCGGATCCGTGAATTCCAATGGATGACCGAGGGTCGTAACTCGATCACGCCGGGTCACCCGTTCATGATGTTCAAGGTCAAGGGCACCCGATCATGCCCGCTTCGCCGTATATGACGGTCGATGACTTCAAGACTGCGGCGCGGATTCCCGCGTCGTGGGTCAATGAGGTCGAGGCAGTGTCATCCGGCTTTACGGCGAAGCGGATTGAACTCGCGTCGGCTCGGCTCGATGGTCGGTTACGCAAACGCTACGCGGCGCCATTCACCGCGGGCAACGTGCCGATCATCGTCGTCGAGTGGTTGGTTGCGATGGTCACGGCGGATGTGCTGATCCGCCGCGGCGTCAACCCGACCGATGAGCAAGTGCAAATGCACTTCGATGCGGCGAAGCGCGCGGATGAAGAATCGTTAGAGGCGGCGAATGCAGTCACTGGGCTGTATGACTTACCGCTTCGCAACGACGGCACGACCGGGTCGGGTATCTCGCTCGGCGGC